GCGAAGAATTGGAAGATAAGAGTATTTTCTTTGCTGATTTTGAGTGTTGCATACTGCCGGATGGAAGCCATGAGTTTATGAGTTATGGTATGTATGATGTGAAAGGGGATCGTTATTATTCTGGTTTCAGCATGGATGAGTTTATAGAGCTGCTTAAAGAATTCTCGGATGAAAGAGAGAACATTTTTGTGTACTTCCACAATGCGATGAACTATGATGCAAACTTTATCATCAGATACATACTAGATAAGGAAAAGAGCATGACCATTACTGTCATTATGAAGAGTATCAACAGACTACAAAGCGTCCAGATAACATGGAAGAAGGCAGGATGCAAGACACTCAAAAGGATAAAGATTGGAGACACATTCCAGTTTATGACAATGAGCCTAGAGAGAATAGTGAACAGCGTTAGGAGCGATGACATTACAAAGAACACGGAGACTTTCAAGCACTTCTTTTCTGTGTTCGAGAGAAAGTATGATCTAGGTCCGTTGTATACTAATGCGATATTGAAGAAGAATCTGTTCCCGTATTATTTCTTTGATAGTTATGACAAACTGGATACGCCAATATCGGAGTTCAAGAAGATATTCGCACCATTGGAAGAGAACAAGAAGTATTTCAGCGAGAGCGTGACACTTGATGAGATAAGAGAGAATCAGCCAGAGTTTCTGAGCATATGTTCTGACTTTGACATAAGAACTGCTTGCCAGTACCATGATCTGTACCTTTGTTGCGATGTGATGCAGATAACAGACATCTTTTTGAACGCCCGAAGGACTCTGTTTGGAACTCATCACATAGACATATGTGATTATATAGGTATGCCAAGTGCTTCGTGGCATGCATTTCTTCGTCTGTCTCCTGATCTGGAGTTACCCCTGTATACTAACACGAGATTCGCAGAGTTCTTTTCGAGTATGACAAGAGGAGGTGTTACTTCTGCTGTCTTGAGATACGCAAAGGCAGATGATACTCATAAGATTCTTTACCTGGATGTCAATGGATTGTATCCTTTTGTTATGCAGAAGTATCTGTATCCTTGTGGGACAATGAGATGGGTAAACTTTGGTGAAGAAGAGAACTTTAACCCTAGCTGGTTCTTTATGAACCAATTCGTCCCAATGCTAGAGCACATGGATATGGGAGCATGCCTATGTGTTGATTTGATCAATCCACCCCCGCTTCATAAGAAGACTCAACAGTTCCCATTTGCACCAGACCATACACTGATCAAGTCTGATTACTTTGACCGGGACGGAGAACTGTACCCGTTCTTAGCTAGATGGAGTATGGCTAACGAGGGTGCGAAAATGCCGGCTTTTACTGGCTTAGTTGGTACGCTGTATGATAAGAAGCAATACGGTGTACACTGGAAACTGTTGGAATGGTATGTGAATCACGGGATGATAATAGGGAAACTACACTATGCTGTTGTGTTTCAGGAAGGTGACTACTTGAAGGACTATGTGCAATTGAATATAGGGTTGAGAAACAAGAGGACAGATGAGTTAGGAAAGATGGTATACAAGTTAATGGGGAACAGTATCTATGGTAAGACTTTTGAAAGCCCGTTCAATCGTTCAAAGTATCTGATCGTAAGAAATCGAGAGAAGTTGAAAGGATTGCTTGAAGAGGGGAATGTGGAGCAATTGGTAAGTTTGAATGAAGAATGTTGTATAGTTAAATTGGGGGCAACAGAAGTGGTGCTGAACAAACCTACATACATTGGTGCATGTGTTACTGAATACGCCAAATTGCACATGTATCAACTGTTCTATGATAAGTTGGGAGGAATCTTTGGTGATGGATTGGAACTAGTGTATACTGATACAGATTCCTTTATAATTAGAGTTAAACATGAACCGGGATGGACGACGAAACAAGTGATAGACTACATAAACACTAAATGCCCTGGCTTAATTGGTAAATTGGGAGGTCAAATTAAGAGCGAAACAGGCGAAGATGATTCGATTGATGAAGTGGTGGCATTAAGAAGTAAATTGTATGCGTATAAGACTCTAAAGGGTGCATTCAGTAAACATGCAAAGGGAGTGACAGCAGCAGCGCAGAAGAATCAGTTGACATGGGAAGACTACGTACGCGCGCTGGTAACATTGCAAGCAATTCCCACTAGCAACGTTCAATTTAAGAGACAAGCAATGAAGATTAAGACAGTTAAAATTATGAAAGATAGTTTGACAGTGAACGATGGAAAGAGGATGATAGATCCAGATGGTATACATACAAAACCATTTGGATATGTGGAGTATGAAGAGGAAGAACTCACGGACGACGACGACGAGTAAGTTCGAAAGCGATCTGGAAAGTGAAAGGCAGGTTCTTAGGGATGCTCACTTCTTTCATTACACCTCTAGATGTAATACACATCAACTTAAACTTAATGTTTCTTTCCCTAAGTAAACTCGGGTTAATTTTAATTGGAGCAGCGTCTGAAAACGTATCATTTTTAATAATGAGCATTCCTGTCTTATCAGAAGGTCTTTGCCATAAGGGATAGTAGACCTCGATGATAGGTATGGTACCAGTCTGTGCTTGACGAGCAGTAGCCAAAGAATAGTTGACGGGAAACACTTGCTGGTTGAAAGCTACACCATTCATGCAGAGGACTATCGAGTTGATATCTACGTTAGTTATAGCATCACTCTCAGCAAAATGAAAATCAAGAACAGTCCCCTTGAAGAGTGTCGTATCCGTCGTAGGAGGCGCTCTGGTGAATTCAAAATTAGCCACTTCCCTTGTTACTTCCACTGCCGATGTTTCTAAAACATACATATATGGAGTACCATCCCAATCAGCAACATTAACCCACGAAGGAAGTGGATAACGCACCCAAGGTAATGTAGGAAGTGTGTTTCTCAATTGTTCATTGGCGGCAATATAATACGGATGGAAGGTATTCGCAGTATGGTATCCGTCATCCAGCATTAGGAAATTACCGGCTACACCGTTGTTATAACCATAAGGCACAATGTTACCGGTGCTAACACCGGTGATACGAAGGCTAATAGTATTATCACTATGTACCTGGAAACGAGGAGTGGCAACTCGTTTAAAGTTTCCGCGATAATTAGGGTTGTCAAAATCGAATGAATTGTTTATAGCTGAATGAACAAAGTAAGAAAACAGCTGCATGAATTTCTGCATAGTAGGAAACTCATGATATCCTCTCCTAAATTCGTATTCACCAGGATTCAAGCCTCCCATTGTTTCGTTATATACAGTGTTGGTGTAGAAATTTACAGGAGCCGGGTATTGTACCCAGCAAGGGTCAGAGGTGACCCTTTCACCGTGAATTATGTCATATGGAATGATCAATGCTTTCAAAGGCAGGTCAACTACATATACACCAGTCACCAGGTTCTGGTGCCATCCTGTAACTGGAATAGTGACAGCTGGTAACTGAGTTAAAGGAACTTGTAATTTCATTACTGCCATCCTGGCACTTTCGATATCATCTGCACAGTTTAACAAGTTGGAAGGTAGTTGCATGTCAACTTCAGCAAGAACATTTCCGTACCCATCATCACGTTGTACTGCGGTAGCGGAAGATACATTTACTCTAACATACTCTGATTCAGTCATTCTTATTTTTATTCGAGGGAAACAATATTGAGTGAGTGACTGCTATTATGTCTTTTTACAATAGAGCAGCATTATTGGGTGGTATGAGAATGTCAGATGCTCTGAGGCAGCTAGGAGCAACTGAAGGAGGTTGGGATATGCCGAGCCGGACAGTAATTGAGGCATCTTACGACAATCCGAGTGTATGGGCCGGACTGCCGGAAGCTAAGAGCCAATTCAATGCAGTATCGCGATTTAAAATACCTGACAAGACACTCGACACGGCATTAGCTGTAGCTTTTGGTTATGATTCTCTCTTGGCCCAGGGAGAACCGGCACTTGCTAAAAAACTGAAGGCGACCTATTGTTCAGACCCAGCACAGAAAACTATATTTAACTATGTTAGACGAAAGATGCATGCGGGATTAACAAGACCGCAGAAGATGAATAAGGTTCAGAGGCTAGCGCTCAGGCAAGCTGCTCTTACAAGGCGTAGGGATGCTCAGGAAAAGTTGCAAAGGAAGGATTTCCCTTGGTTTGGTTCAAATCCATATACGGGTGAGGGTTCGCGTTTAGCAGGAAACTACAAGGGTCTCTACTTCTCTCCGGGCGGAACATTTGGACCTCGTGGTCTGGCAGCAATGGGAGATGTTGAGAGGCAGAAACCTACTTACGTCATTGCAGATGATGTGAAACCAGAGGAAATGGTAATATAAAAAAAAAATTTTTCAAATTAAAGTGATGTGAGAGCCTGCGATAAGATACATGGGTGCTACCTTTCTTATAATTACTCTTCTCACTCCCCCGTGTTTTCCAACTCGGAAGACATTATCGCACATATCTTTACCCAATCCGACTTTTTCAAATAATCGTTTGAGTTGAGCATATGTTGTGGACTGTGGAAAAACAGCAATATAATCACTGTTTTCCAAAGTATACTTTGTTTTCCTATAATCGTTGAGGGAGTGAGAAGTAACAATGACATGTATGTCCCCTTCTCCATTATGCTTTTTGTGTCCTCTCCCATTTGCTAATGCATCCTCTAGCAAAGCAAACGTCAATTTTTCCACTTCTTTATTTCTAATTTTATCAATATCATCAAAAAGAAGAATAGGGTTCTTACATCTTTTTCTTATCTCCGTCAAAGTTAGAGCTTTTAAGTTATCTGGTTCCATACGTATTTTGTACAATCTATCTTTCAAGTGTTTGAAGTTACCATCCTCTTCCTCCAGAGCCGTAAACAACAAGACTTCACTATCAGGCGGTAAAAGCTGAATCAATTCGTTGGACAGATAAGACTTGCCGGCTCCTGGGTTACCGGGTATAAACGCAGTAAGTCTTCCGTTTGCTAAAATATTAGGGTACCATTCTGCACCAAAGGCAGAGTTCGCATTGTCTGGAGCGGAAAACCCAGAGGATGAATCTAAGTGGTAAGCAGTTTCCCCGAACACTGTCTCAGCAAGTGGACGGAAGGGGAGATTTTTTCCAGGTGGAGAAACAACAATCATTCCGTCTAAAATAACTGACGATAATAATCATATACACTTTTATGGCTTTCCTCAAACTCATCAGGATTTAAACCAGAGTTCATAAACGCTGTGGCCCAAATACCACATGTAGCTGTAGAATCACCTTCAATCTGATATGGGTGATCATTGTAATGTATTTGCCATCCTCTTCTAGCAAACTGTTTCAAGCCATCGTTCAATAGATTTCTTACCTGACCTGATTTCCTCCTACCTTCTATTGATAACCATCTGTTTTTCTCTTTGTCTGGCATACCACCATAAGAACTAAAGAAATATACTTCCTTAGTTTCTGGATGGAAAGATAAAGAAACCCAATGTCCTGAATTCATTTTATCTGGATTCTGTAACAGAATGATAGAGTTCCGTGGTAAAGAACACAGAATATCATATGCACTACCTGGACGAGAACACAACTCGCTATATAAAAACATTTTAGTACCTCTAGGGGCGGCTTTCATAACCTCAACCCCGCTTCTTGGTTTATATATAATAGAAGTCATTCAATCTTAATTCCAGAAGTAAAAATTTTACATATTGAGTTTTAGTGAATGACTGATTCTGAAACATGTCTGCTGCTAAAGTATCTACAGTCAGACTCGTCGACCCAAGAATTGAGCCGCAGCCCGATCCCTTATATACCGTCACTACCGGTCCTAAGCAAAACCAGTTTTATAAGCTCCCTCCGAGTGGTCTTAGTAATTCTTATATCACTTTTAATAATCTTACCACTCTTGGTACCGATAGAGCTTATCTAGATTCCTTCGAACTGGAAATCACTGCTACCTTTACATTTACCAGAACTAATAGCAGGGCCCCTACTACTGATGGATGGACTTTTGATTCCTTCCCTTTCAACAAATGCTGCGAAGAGGTTAGGGTAAATGTTAATGGAGGGGCTTTCTTCTCACAGCCTCTTTCTTATCTTAGAGCTAAAGAAAGGTATTGGGATACTAGGCGTTTGGCTGAAGCATATGCAAATGTCTGTCCTTACCATAAACCTCTTCTGCAGCATGAAACCGCTTGCGCTAACCACCCGACTGAAAGGGTTGCCAATTCTACGCTATCAGGTAGCCATATTGAACCTATTCAAGGCGAAACAGTATCGGTTATATTTAGTACCCCTGAGGATAGTGCTGTAACTCAACTGGCAATAGACGCTACCGGATATGCTGCAGGACAACTCGGGCTCCCGAGTAGATGCTTACAGAGTGCAAAAGGTTATTCTCCTACTGAAGCAGGTGTTATGTCAGCTCCTAACAATAGTATTGTTCCCGGTAATGTCGGTAGCGGTAATCAAACATTTACCGTCACCTGGAGAGAGCCTATTTTTGCATCACCTTTTTCCTCCAGATTGGATGACACTTATGGAAGACCTTTATACAACATTACTTCCCTTGATATTGCATTTAACATGCAAGATCTCGGTAACATGATCCGCGTTGTAGATGAAGGGATTACATCTTACACCGTTAATTTTGATAGCGTTCAGCTTTGTTATCAGGTAGAAACACTTCCACCCGGTTTTGCTCCTCCTGCTATGACGGTGGTTCCGTACAGGCGTCTAGTCCCATACATTACAGATGCGAGCAGTCCGCTCTCGACTACTGCCGATAATGAAAATGTCACCTTGACCAGTGGTGTGTACACATTGAACGAAATCCCGACTGCTATTTGGATCTTCGCTGCGCCGAGTAAAGCAGCGCTTCAAACAAATCAACCCGATGTTATCACCTACTTGGCCGCAGAGGAACCAGTAGATCCTGCCGTAGCTTCTTCCACTTGGGCGGACGCAACCACTTCTATGTATGGTTTCAACAAACTTTTCGGATTCCTCAAGAACGTGAACATTACCTGTGCAAATACTACGCAGATTCTGAACACGGCTGCTGTTCATGATCTCTATAGAATAGCTAAAGCTAATGGCTGTCAGGACAATTTCGAAGACTGGTCTCGTCTTCATCCTCACGTGAACCATGACTGTGCATTTAGGTACTCTGGTGCTGCGAACGTTACGCCTGTACCTCGTTCTATGCAGATGCCTTTCCGTCGTTGCCCTGGAGCTGGTTCAGTTCTTCGTCTCATCCCTGGCACAGACATTGTCATTCCTGAACAAGAGCTTGTCCCCGGTGCCAATGCTAACAATCTGGTATTCCAGGTTTCTGCTACCTTTGATATTCCTAAATGTTATGGCAACTACCGTGATTATTCTCTCTGGCTTTTGTTCGAATATGTCGGTGTCGCTACCATTACTCCGGGTCAGTGTCAGATTGCAATGAATCCTTTGGGAGATGGTGACAAGGCTGTGGCATCTGCACCTGTAGTGTCTGCCGCTCAAGCCTCTGAACCTACCACTGATATGGTCGAAGGATCAGGATTCTGGGATAAGATTAAATCTGGTCTGCGTACTCTAAACAAGATCGCCAAAGAAACAGGCATTGTTAGTAAAGCTTTGAAATTTGTGCCGCATGTAGGTGATACCCTTTCGGGTGTTGCATCAGCAATGGGGTACGGATGGGGAGGAAGAAAGAGACCTCGTGTGACAGGAGGCGCAGTAATGGGTATGGGTGATTTTATTTAAAATAAAGGTTGAGTGAGAGGGGGTTCGTCTTCTTCAAAAGTGGTCGGGACACAGAAGAGCATGCGCGCACGATACTCAAACTTGAAACCGCTAGTGCTTTGACAGGCGACAGAATTAAGATTCTGATGAACCTGACTTCCTTCAGGGAAGATATACTGGGTAGTAGGCTTCTTCATCATGAAGACCTTGCACCAGGATGGCAGTTTCTCATCACACGTCTTATACACAGCAGTGAAGACTTTCTTTGCAAATTCAGCGTCTGAACTACACTTCTCCATATCTATAACTCTCATCATCTCACCCCTCCATTCATCAAATGAAAGACGCTTTGAACCTTCGGTTTCTCTCAGACAAGTATGGAGCAGGAAAGACACTTTCAATACTTCTTCTGCATCGGCCTTGAACGCGATAAAGTGTTCGGAATCATAAAAGGCTTTGGGACTGTCGATGAAGATCTGTGTATAGATTACACACATCGGAATCCCGACAGAGCCGCGGGTCTTCTCGAATGACTCGACACGAATTGGACGCCACCAAATATCGCCTAACTTGCCAATGCTCAGAGGAATATAATTGTATCCTCCTGCCTCCTTCTTCAATCTCTGTATGATATCTTTGGTCACATCGATTTCATGCGATTTCTTCTGGGTCGTCGTCTGCGTAGATTCGCTCATCGTCGACATAGTAGCTGAAGCTGCACGAGGGGGGCGGGAGCTTTCCCTTACCTCTCCCTCCATTACCCGGGCCTGGCATGGCGCTAGCTTGCGCACATGGTCTAGATTCTGAACTTCTAGCGATAGATCCTTCAGCAGATCCATTGATGATTCCGTCCTTCTCACTTGGCTCATGTCTGATGTAGATGTTAATGATAATATTTCCTTTTGTCGCAGTCGTTTCACTCATTCAAAAATCAAAATAAATTAGAAAGGAAAATAAAAATTCACAACTAATTTTATGTTCGGAACGTTTAAAAGGCGGAAAGTGGTATAAAAAAGTAGTACGCATGAGATGATGACGTCATCCGCGGCGGGTTAAATGTTCAATAGTGCGTTGAAATTTGCACGTTCGGTGTGTGTAGGCATATACCGCGTGGATCCGAAAAAATATCCTGTAGCATCCAGGCCGACTTCCTGGATCGCTTGTGAAACCGCAGTCATAATAGCTAGTATTCCTTCTTCTGTAAATAACGTTTGATGATCAGCATCTTCATTATAAAAGGAAAAATTAATCACCGAACATGTAACCCCTCCCATCCATTTATACGAACTTATACCAACTTGCATTGGCTTGGCTACAAAGGCATTTGTTTCTGGATTATAATAACGTACAGAAACAGTCCAGCGAATCCCATGGAAGGAAGGAAGTGGATATGGATCTGGATCTGGAGAGGGATCTCTGTCAGCGCCTACAATGGCTTCATGTAGAGGGGGAGAATCCATAAAAGCATATACCAATGATAACCAAAGACGATGAGTTTGCTCGTACGTATCCATATTTCCATGACAGTCCACTTGAATATGATTAGGTAACGGCCTATGTCTACCGAAAGCAGAAAAAGGAAGAAAATTGTCACCGAATCGATCGCCTACGGTGAATAGTTCAGTATTTAAATTTACACGAGCTCGCGGGCGTATCATTTCTTTCGAATATAACGTTCAATCAGTCAATATACATTTATTAAGAAAAAAGTTTGTAGAAAGCACTTCATGCATGAGATGATGACGTCATGCAGGTGGGGGTATCCGCGTAAGCCACCTATTGGTCATTCTAGCTTCGTAATAAGATGGGTTGCGAGGCTCAAAATCTGCTGGTTCGAAAAGAACGTCGTACGGTCGTAAGCCGGCATTTTCTATCGCAGTTGCAATCCAATCGGTAATAACCTCTGCTCCGTACTGTGTAAAAAACAATCTCTCGTATCCGGTGGGAGTTATTACCGGATCAAAGAAACAAAAAACTTCTGTGAATGTATATGAATTTCCATCATCATCTTGTGCATCGTATGTTGCTATATGAATAGACATATCGCAACGAATTCTCCCGTTGTCAACATAAAACACACCATGAACAAAAAACATTGACATATCGCGGTTGAAAACATCGTCGATTAATTGAGATGCTCTCCCATTTACACTCGTTCCTATCTTATCGTATAGGTGCCCTCTATACTCCGTATTCAACGCATTCCACACTTCCTCCGCTGGTCTGCTTAAAGGTCTAATAATTCCCTTCGGTATTGTTGTAGCGAGTACTTGTATTTCATAAGGTAGAGGACGACCACGACGTCTGTTGAGGGTAGTGCCGTCTGAAAAGCGTTCTTCGAAAAGAGGGACGGCTACATTAGCTCGCGGGCGTATCATTTCTTTCGAATATAACGTTCAATCAGTCAATATACAATTATTAAGAAAAAAGTTACACTCTCTATATTGAGAAGAGAAAAAATCATACTTCTATATTGAGA